GATGAGCGACGTGTGGGATTCCCTAACCCATCGCACGGCAACATGGAAAGTGCCGTACAGCCGTGGCCTTATCAGGTTCGACCGCATTGGCAGCCTGTGTTTCGCGAGCGGAAACGTGAAATTCGATGGAAGCGGCGATCAGAATTACGTGGCGGCGCAGGAAACCATACCACAGGGTTACAGACCGGTGACAGTAAACACTGCGATAGCGGTGTTCGGCGGAAACTGCACGCTAATCCTTTACAGCGAAAAATCAGGCAAGGTGACCATGCTCGGCAATCCGAACAATGCTTACGCGGGCTGCACCGGCGTCTGGTACACGGATGACCCAATGCCAGCCTAGACGCCGACGAACCACGTCAAGTAGCCTACTCGATTATCGTTGCTGCCGGAACTGCCCATGTTCGCGGCTCGTATCAGACCAGAGGGATTGACCACAAGCAGTCCAGTATGGCTACCGCCGTTGCTGACCAGCATCGGAACGCCGACCTCTTTTTTAGGTCTGAGGTCGTCGGGCACCGTGTACGGGCAGTTCAACGAGTCCCATGAGCCGCCGCCGAATTTCACGCTCGCATTGACGGCCATGATCGACCCGCACCTCGTGACCTTCCACCCATTCGCGTTGTACAAGACGCTGGGGGTTAGGGAAAGCTATGCGATGGCATAGGTCACGGAAATGTCAACGACACTCCACGTATGGGATTGACTGCCGTAGCGGTGAATCAACGTCACGTCACCGGTGGTGCTGACCGTGATGAGACCCCACGCGCCGTCCGTGGCGACGCCGAACAGGGCTCGTACCGGCACCCCCGGCCAGAAGCCGGGCTTGAGCTTGGCAATCACACTGTCCTTCGTAGTGGTCACCGCGTTCGCTCCCTGCGCCTGTATGGTGACGGTACCGGCCTTGGCGCACGCGGTGACATGCATGGCCGGAAACGTCTGACTGGCGATGATGTCAGCACGGGTTAGGGAATCCCGTTCAGGCGACCAAGGCTCGTTCCCAGAGGCGTTGCGCGTCTCGCAAAGCCGTGATATCCGGTTTGAGGTAATACTTTGCGGTGGTTTTGATGTCGCTGTGTCCGAGCATTTTGCTCACGATGGCGATATCCGCTCCCGCCGCCAGAGTGCTCGTCGCCCACGAGTGACGCAGGTTGCGTGCGGGCACATACGGCAGATCATGCCGTTTGCACCAGCTAGCGTATTGGCGTGCGGCTTGTGGCGGGGTGAGGGTGCCGATGAGTCGGCCTCCCTCGCGTGGTTTGATTTCGCGCAGTCGTTTGACGGCGAAGCGTGGCAACGGGAGCGTGCGGCGGCTTAATTCGGTTTTCGGCGGCACGACGGCCTCATGCCCGCCCACCCATTGCAGGCCACGCTCGACATGCAGCACTCCTGAGCGCAGGTCAATATCCGACCATTCCAGCCCGTACCCTTCCTCGGTACGCAATCCGCATGAGACGGCGCAGATAAGCCACGCTTCCAAAGGGTGAGCGTAGAAGCCCCGCAACAGCGTGCGCTGCTGACGGATGGTCAATATTCGCGGCTCGTAATGAGTTTTGGCCGGCAGTTGGATGTCACGCCTCGTGATGTCCACGTCCAAAAGGTTCCAGCGGATAGCCCGCCTGAGCATCGCGCGTAGTACGGCCCATGCCTTGCGTGCCGCGCCCGCGCTATCGAAACCGGCAAGCCATTTGTCGACCAGTTCCACGCTTATCGCGTCCATATCCGATGCGCCGAACACGGGTCTGACGTGCAACCGCCACGCGCTCTCGTAGCCCACGCGCGTGCTCTCACGCAGATTCCGCGTGCAATACGGCCAAAACCGGTTGGCCCAAAACTCTCGTAACAGCATTTTCAACCTCCAAAACCCACACGCCCGTTGGCCTATCCAACGGGGACGAACGTGTGGGTTTTCCAAAAAAGAGAGGGGAACGGGATGTCCCCATTCCAACAGTTATTCGGTTCCGTGGAATTCTGGAGCGCGGTCATTCTCGCCCTGATCGGGGGCGGCGGCATCGGCGGACTGGTCGGCGCATGGTCGAACAGCAGGAAGAACGAGGCCGATATCGACTCGATCACCGCCGACGCTGCCGACAAGGCCGTGAAAATCCTCACGGACAGCATCATCAGCCCGCTGCGTGAGCAGGTCGCCTACCAGGAGGAGCAGATACGGCATCTGGAGGAGGTGCAGCGCAAGTATTTCACGGCCGTGGCCTATACGCGCAGCCTGTTCCACTGGCTGCAGGATTTCTGCGAACTGGTGGAACCGGATTTTCTGGCGCGTCATCCGAAACCCAGTCTTCCGGATGAACTGCGCCCGGACGTGGCACCCGAAACAATCGAATCCAATAAGGAGGAACAGTAATGACCCAAATCCATATCAGCATCAGGAAGCCGAGGACCGGCGGCCTGGACCCGGTCACCGGCACGATGCGGTTCCGCCCGGTGCGTCGTCATTTCGACGCGGCGAAGAATCTTGTCATCGCGGCTTCGTTCGACGCGGACTTGTCCGAGGACGGTGAGTTGACGGTTGACCTGCTGCCCACGACGGGCGCGTTCGTCTGGCAGGTCATCGAGTTGGCGGACACGCCGCAGGCGTACACGCGTTACGTCGAGGTGCCGAACTCCAAGACCAAGGTCGAATACGCGGACCTCGTGGAAGTGGACGCCGGCACGTTCGTGCCGAAGGACATGGGTGGCGTGGCGGTGAAGATGCGTCCACCGGTCGGCTCGCTGGCGGAGGCGGAGACCGAATCCGACAACTATCCCGGCTACCTTGTCTGGTATCCCGAAGGGGTTTCGACCGCGAAGGCTCGTGAGATTCTGGAGAGTCTGGAACAGTTGCAGGCCGACGCTCAGACCAGTGCGGCAACCACGTTCGCACTGAAATCGCAGGTGGTACAGGATGCGGGCATGGTGTCGGATGCTGCTACTGCTGCGGCTTCCAGCGTGACCGCTGACGCTGACGCTGCTCGCCAGTCGATCCGGTCGAAGCAGACCGAGGCCACCGCCGCCATTGATAAGGCCGTGCAGTCCGTGCAGGACAAGGCCAAGTCGAGCGTGGAGAACATCCAGCAGGCAGAAGACGATGCGAAGAACGATGCCGGCACGCATGACGGTGCGGAGTCCGGCACCCAGACCGGTGAAGGCTCCACCACAGGAAACACCACCGATAATGTGACCGACGCTGATAGCGAGCCCGTCGAGGAGTGATGCCTTATGGCTGTGTTTCTGAACGGCCAGAAAATGGCCAAACCATTGATGAACGGGGTCGTATGGAACGCGTTGTATAACGGCCGCAGACTCTGGGCGACTCCGGCTGACACGGTGACGGGCGTGGAGATCCTCGCATCGGACGGTAGTCCCGCACCCACCGTGCTGTCCATCGGCGGGAGCGTAAAGTTGGCGGCCCGCGCCACTTACGCTGACGGGCACGTGGGCGATTTGCTGACCAGTGAGCATGTGTTCTTCAGATCGTTGGACGATTCGGTGGCCACGGTCAGCGGGAACACGGTCACGTGGAAGCATGGCGGTACCGCGTTGATCACCGCGAAGGTCGGCGGTTTCACTTCCGCCGTCGTGTCGATTGCCTCCGCCTACGCGCCGGAAAGCATCAGGGTCACGGACGATTCCGGCAAGCCGGTCGATGCAGTCACCCTGCGCGTGGGCGAGAGCAGGAACCTCAAGGTGACGGTCCTGCCCGATGCGGCATCGCAGGAGTTTACGGCCAGCGCCGCCAGCCCGGATATCGCCGTGGTTGGCGACGCGAAACCGACCGGCATCACCGTGTCGCCGGAATCGTTGACATTGAGGGTGGGCGAGACAGCCAGCCTCGACGTAGGCGTGCTGCCCGCGTACGCGCCGCAGGAATTCGCCGCGAACATCCTCGACAAGACCATCGCAACCATCAACAGTAAGGAGTAACCATCATGAACGAATCTTTTAAGGGGGGGGTGGCCGTATCCGGCCTGACCCCGGGTGACACCAGCCTAACCATCCAAGCCGGCACTGTCTCGAAAACCATTCCAGTACGCGTGTTACCCCCGATCAAGAACATGTGGCTGAAGATACCAAACGGTACGCAGAAGGGCGTGACGTTTACGGTCGCCGCCGACGGTGGCATCCACGTGAAAGGCACCAGCACCTCGTCAATCGGGCGTGCCGATCAGGGTAGTACGGATAATACGCCGTTGCCAGCGGGACAATACACGTTATCCGCCGCGAACCTCCCCGACGGAATCATCCTATTCGTAGCCGTTACCACAGGCGGCAAGACCGAATACAAGGTGCTGGACAATCAAGTTCACAATTTGGCTGTCACGTTCACGGTATCGGAAAACAGCACCTATCAGTGCAAGACCGGAGTGAACAACGGCGGGCCCGTTGACGCGACGGTGTATCCAATGCTGGAAACCGGCAGCGAAGCACACGCGTACAAGCCATACGCATAAACCGGAAGCCCCATGAACAGGGGCTTCCATTATTTCAAGGAGGCCCCTCATGGGTATTTCCGTAACCGGCGTGAAACCCGGTAACACAACGGTCACCATCAACTCGAAAACCAGTCCGAACATCAGCAAGCGGATTCCAGTCACGGTGAAATCCCGTAACCTGCTCGCCTATGGTCCCGCCGAGGGCAACGGTTTGACCGCCACCGTCAACAGTGACGGGTCATTGCACGTCACCGGCACCGCCACTAGGCAATGGCGCGGCTTGTCGTGGACGTTCCCATGCCTGGTACAGGGCACCGTGAAATTCAGCGTCACCGGTGGTATCTCCGGCTTGGTCTGCAACGTCAAATGCCTCGACGCCAACGACAATCAGCTTGGAAAGCTGATAAACACCACTAACAGTGTCATGGCAATCCCTGCCGGCACCGTCAGCCTGTTCCTCAACGTCATCTCCGCCGAGACCACGCCCACCGCGAAGGACGTCGACATTCGCGTCCAATTGGAATCCGGCGACACCGCACACGATTGGATGAAACCCGACAACACAAGCCTTAAGGGGGGGTATGAACTAGCGAACCTGTATCCGCGTGTCACCGGACTGCCTAAAACATTAGGCACCGACCCGGGTGTCGTGGTCACGGAACCATCTCCGGGCACGTACCGGTTCAAAGGCTCCACCACGCAAAAGGTTGACTCGTGGAATGACCTTCCGAGTTCGGTGCATGTTGACGCGGGAACGTACACGATGGATGCCACAGACTGGCCGCTGGGCAGCGACTCATGGCTGTTTGGCGTACAGGCCAAACTCATCCCCGATGACGGCAGCGGGCAGACAGACGTGTTCGCTCCCCGCAGCTACGGGGCGCGAACCTTGAAGACCGGAACGCTGACCTTCAACATTTTCCTCAACACCACGGGCGAGGTCGATAAGACCTTCACTCCCCGCCTGTACAAGCTCGACTGATTTTAGCCCCACACCATACCGTGTGGGGCTTTTTCATTGACGGCCCCGAGTGGGCCGTGACAATCCTGACCCACGACCGTGGGCCACAAACAACAATCCATCCCGAGAAAGGGGACATATGGTCAATAACAAGGACAAGCCGAAGCCATGGCATAAGCGCCTGTTCGCCAAGGTCACGGCACTGGCCGCCGCCATCTGCATGATGCTGCTTCCGGCGACCGCGCACGCGGACATGCAGGGCGTGGACATGTCCAACTGGCAGTGCGGCGCGGACGTGTACAACATGCAGGCCGATTTTATTGTGGTCGGCACCACATGGGGCACTGGACAGGTATACAACAAATGTCTCGTGTCCGGTGTGAATACGGACGCCAACCGTATGATCGCCCAGGCGCAGGCATCAGGCAAGAAATTCGGCCTGTATCACTACGCGATGGGAGGCAACCCGGAAGCCGAGGCCCAATTCTTCTGGCGGAATACGTCGAACTACTGGCGTCACGGCATCGTGGCGCTCGACTGGGAGATGGATGATAACCCCGCATGGGGCAACTGGGACTGGGTACGCCGGTTTATGACTGAGTGCGAGCGGCTTTCGGGTGGTGTGCGTCCGTTGCTGTACACGGCTCCTGTCGCGGGCACCATCCCTAGCGACATTCGCGCCAAATACGGTTTATGGATTGCCCAGTACGCCAACACGTCTCCGACAGGCTATCAGGCATCCCCGTGGATGATCGGCGTGTACGGCGAGGCCATGCGCCAGTACAGTAGTGCGGGCGTGGTCAACACGTGGAGCCCCATCGACCTTAACATTTTCCGTGGCGAGGCATGGCAGTGGGACTTGTACTCCAACCCCGCAGGCAAGACCCAGACCACGACCCCGCCGCAGGCCGAGAAGCCGCCGACCCAGACCGTCGACCTACAGGCCCTCGCCACCGCCGCCATCCGTGGCGACTACGG